GAAGGTAATTTCTCTAATGGTATAAATTCTTTGTCAAGCATAAAATATATATTTTCATTAGAAATAGCAACTGGATATGGAACATTTCTATCTACAAGAGAATGATATTCAGTTATTTCACTTTCTGTAACAAATTCAAATATACTTTCACCAATATATACGTATCTATTTTTTTTGATTTTAAGCAAAATAGTATTTCCTTCTAATTTATATCTAGGATCATAATCACTTTTTCCAATAAAAATTTTAAGTGGCTTATATTTAGCAACAAGTTTAGTATATCCATATTTTCGTTCAGGAAAGCGAACACTTCTGAAAGGGTCAAAAAAATTATTATGATCAAATTCATAAATATTAACAACAGTTTTGCCAATATATACAGAGTATGGTTTATCTATATCACTGTTCCAAGTAAAATAGTTATCCATATTTTTGTTATTAATTTTTGTATATAATTCATTATCTTCAACTAATTGTGATGTTTGTGTAGTCTTATTATTTTTTGAAAAGAACACTCCCATTTATATATATGTAATATAATCGATTATATATATATATAAAAAAAATCAATTTTAATTATCGAATTCAATCATAGTGTATCTTTCTTATTAAAACGGATTCTTTGTATTATCTTGAGTAAGTTTATATATAAGGTCTTTTTTTTCCTTTTCAGTTAAAATACCTTCAAGTAAACTAGCATTTAAAGAATAGTCTTGCTCATCATTTACTTGATTATAATAATTTCTAGAAAATAGATCAAATTTATTTATTAAAACTTCCATTTCCGAATCTTCTGGTGGATCCAATCCAGCCCTAATAAATATCCATGTAATAACGCTTGCTTTCCATTCATATATTTGTTGTTCTGTAGATATGTTATTTTTAAGTTGTTTGAGAGTAGTTCTAGCCTTCCAATACTGAATTAGAAAACAATGTGACATAATAACAATAACAGATATAATTAACCACATATTAATATTCTTCTTAAAATCAGTATTCCAATACATTTTACTAGTTGCTAATACAGAAACAAAAGCACCTAGAATATCACTTTTAAGAAGTTTAATAACAAAATTTTCTAAAATAGATTGTGGTGTTTCCACTAATTTCTCTATATTTTTTCTTCCTTGATAATCCATAGTAATTATAATAGAACCAATTATTGCTGATGGTTTAGAAGGAATTATATAATTAATCCCTATTTCTAGAAGAAGTAGTGGAATTATAAAAAATGGCTGTAATGGCCAAAAGAAATTAAAATATTTTTTCCACCCAAATAACCATAGTATTCCGGTAATAATAAGACAAGAATAAATTATCATTTTTACAATATGTAACACAAAATTGAATTGTCTAGCTCTTCTTACTCCTTTGTCATAAGCATCAAACTCTTGTTTTATCACGGCATCAATAAATGATTTAGTAGATTTAAATGTAATTACAGCACAAATAAAATATATACCATAAGCACAAAATAATGGTAAAAGAAAATCTTTTAGAAAATATTGAAATTTTTTTGGTAAATCAGATATTAATTTTTTAAAAGATATCATATGTATATATTATCATAATATTATAATATAATGGTAAGCAAAAACAAATTTTAATTATCAGTATCAATAATTCTATTTTGAATATCAATATATTCTCTTAATGATGATATATGTGATTTTAAGGAATTAATTAAATTTTTTTGTATTCTAATAATTAGATCTTTTTGTGCGATAGAATTTAGATATCTACGGGAATTATTATGAGTATAAGTATTAATAATTGGTTCTTCAATTCTAGGTTCAAGATTAAAAGAAATATTACTAAAATTCGAATTTGTCCGTGACATAAGATTATTTTCAAATAATGCTAAGTGTGCATCATAATTTCTAATAATTTGTCTTAATCTATGATTTTCGTTTTCAAGAGTTTCTCTACTTTCATTTCTTAAATTATTATTAATATCATTTTGGATCTCCCTATTATTAATTCTAGCAATATTTCTTCTAATTGTATTTTGTATTATAACAATATCATCATTATTTGATAAATTATTTTGTTGTATAATTTCTTTTTTTAATATTTTATAATTTCCAGTATTATGAAAATGAATTGTAATATAATCAGATTCTTCATTCATATTTTCTCTACAAATTGGACAATTTTCTTTAATTTTTAATGATTTAAGTAAACAATCCCTACAATATAAATGACCACATTTAGTAATAATAATAGAATCTTTATTTATTTTATCCATACAAATCGGACAATTAATTTGATTTTTATCAGTAATAATCAATGATTTTGCGTCGATATACTTCGTAATTTTAATAATATCAAGTTGGCATTTTTTAATATCTCTATCTATTTTTTTAAGCATATTTTTTTTTCTATTAATATTTTTGTTAATATGAGTAATTTTATTTTGAGAAACATTTTTAAGAAATTTAATACCTTGTTCACTAGTTTTAATTTCAATCCATTCTAACTGTTTAAATTCACTTAACACCTTATTTTTGTTTTCTGTAACTTTTGATATACTAATCATATGGCGTTTTATATTAATAAGTAATATTAAAATTTTAAGTTATTAAGTTATTAAGCAAATGCTTATTAATAATAATTATTAATATAATATATGGGTAATTGGTTTTCCAATAGAACAAGATATACTGAATTAGTTCAGGAAGTATCTGATATGGATAATTATTTAAGAGCTTATGATAATCGTTTAAGTATCTGTGAAAGGGATGTAATTTGTTTTAAAGGAAGAGTTTGTGAAATAGATAAGTTAATAAAAAATAATCCAACAATATTTGATAATGTTCTAAATTTAACAGAGTTGGAAGAACGCATTCAAAATTTAGAATTAGAGAATGATCGTTTAAAAGGGTCATTGGATAATGTAGTTGATAGAGATTTAGATGAAATAGTATCTAAATTAATTGAACAAAAATTTTCAGAGAAGGAAAAATGGCAATTTGATTTAGCAAATGAATTTTTAACATTAACAAATGATTATTCAAAGTTTAAAAAGATGTTTGAAATAGAAGCAAATGAATTACATGAAACAGGTAAAATTACAGATGGTGATATTCAAAGTCATTATACAGCGTTGTGTTATATCTCTCATAAAATTACAAGTAATGTATTAAAGAATTACTTTGATAATTAATATATATTGTAATGGGTGATTATAAAAAATTTAACGAGGATCTGAATTCGGGTAAATATGTAGGAACATATGGTGGTGCTTATTCACTATATCGTTGTTTAGCTGAAGTTAGAAAGAATAAAGATATTTTAAAACATAATGAACTAAAAACCAGTGAATATTTAAATGAAGGTTTATTAAAACATTTAAATAATGAATTAACTCGTAAAAAGTGGAATGATATTTCTTCAATCAATCCTCTTGGTTTAACATCAAAAATACCAACAATGGCATGTACTACAGCAACATTAAATATACCAGAATTAGATGGAAAATTATTTAACGATGGAGTAATTGTTGATGCGGATGGTGGTATAAATGTAACAAAAATAGCAATTCAATATAGTTGGAATTTAAAAAAACTTGCGAATAAAATCAACATGTCAGAAGATAAATTACGACAAGCAATTTATAAATCAACAAATAATGAGAAGATTTTAAATAAAGATTGTAATATATTTTTACCAAATATTGGTGGAATGACAGTTTATATTTTGGGTGATATAAATAAAGTATCAGAACCAATGGCGGAAATATCGGTAAGAGTTCATGATGAATGTAATGGGAGTGATGTATTTGGAACAGATATTTGTACATGCCGCCCATACCTAACATATGCGATGAAATGTTGTGTCGAGTGTGCTCAACGAAATGGTGTAGGAATTATTGTTTATTTCAGAAAAGAAGGTCGTGCTTTGGATGAGGTAGTTAAATATAGAGTTTACAATGCTCGTAAAAGACAAGTTGGTGGAGATTGTTCCGAAAAATATTTTGAGCATACAGAAAATATAGCAGGTGAAAGAGATGTTAGAGTACAGGAATTAATGCCTGAGGTTTTATTATGGTTAGGAATAGAAAGAATAGATTGGTTATTATCGATGAGTAGAGAAAAGTATGATGCGTTAGTTTCGAGTGGAATAAAAATTATGCAAAGAATTCCTTTACCAGATAAGCATGTTCCAAGAAATGCCCATGTAGAAATAACTGCTAAAATTTCAGATGGATATCATTCAGTAAAATGGAATAACAAACAATTAATTAAAACTTTACAAAAAATAGAAACAACGAGAGAAAGGGCTACTGCTATATATGAGATGGGATTGAAAGATGAATTACATCATTTTCAAATAAATTTAGATAAATTGCCTTATACTGTTGAATATGTAATAAATACTATTGAAAAAAATTATCCTGATTTAAAAATTCCACAACATAGTAGAATCAGACATTTTGAAAAATTTGATCCAAATTTTATTACTAATTTTAATAATTCTTTTAGATGTACTACTAGAGAAAAAATTCGAAGATTGATTGATTTAACTGTTATGTCGGTTTTAACGGACGCAGGATCTGGTGCTTCTTGGAAATATATTAAGGATAATAAAGTTTATACTCGAAGTGAAGGTTTAGCATATGCTTCTTATGATATGTTTATGTCAGGAATATTTTCATCAGATGAAGCATGCCCTTATCGTATAAACAGTAAAGGAATTGAAAAAATGACTTTAGAAGATTTTAAAAAAGGATTTCAAATTTCCGAAGATAATCAATTATTCGGTGTGGAAAATAGATACAATAGTATAAAACGACTAGGTGGTTGTTTATCTGGATTTCCAGAATATTTTGGTCATGAAATTAAAAGATCTGGTAATTTGTTAGATTATATTGAAGAAAAATTTGGAAAAGAAATCTCAATCAAAGAATTTTGGAAAATTTTATGCAACACTTTTGGAAAAATTTGGGCAACAAACCAAAAAACAATCGGTTGTCGTGGAGATGTTTTTGTATATAGTCCTTTAAAGAAGATGCAAGAAGTTGGTTCGGATTTGATTCCTTTTCACAAACTTCTTCATTGGTTAATGAATTCCTTGATTGAACCTCTTGAAATGTATGGAATTAAATTTACGAACAAGGAAATTATGTTAGCGTTACCTGAGTATCGAAACGGTGGCTTACTGGTTGATAGTGGATTAATTACATTAAAAGACCAAACTTATTACGAAAAAGTTCATAATGTTGGTTCTGAACTCATAGTCGAGTGGAGAGCATTAACTTTAGTTTTAATTGAAAAAATTAAAGATGAAATTAATAAATATTATGAAAACGATGATGTTAAATTAACGATGTCTCAAGTTTTGCAAGGCGGAACATGGTCTGCTGGAAGAGCAATCGCAATGGAGAAGCGAAAAACAAGTGAGCCACCAATTAAAATTAGATCCGATGGAACTGTATTTTAATTATTTAGAAATAGTAATAAGATATTGTTTAATTTCACAATCACGAAAATAAGGAATCAAATTAAATAAGGAAAACATATCTTTATATTTACATTTAAGCAATACATTCATTGAAATTTTATCAGAGAAAATATCACATTTTTTTGTTAAAATATCATTCATCATATTAACAGTAGTTAATTTTCCAAAGTCATTCAATGTAATATAGTATAGAATAGTGCTTTTAA